AACCGCTCTCGAGCAATCCTTCCGTTTCCTTAACATCAAAGTCAAGCGTACACCAGAAACCGTCTTCTGCATCTAGACAAACGTAGATCATATCTTCCCACGGACGCCAAGTTTCTACATCATTAACGCCATTAGTTTGGAAACTTTGATTAGCACCAAAATAGATATGCTTGCAGTTATGATTACGTGCAAGTTCCATAATAACATATGGGTCGTGAACACCTACAACAAATAAGGTCTTCATTCCAAATGCAGGAGTGCGTTCAATCTCCACACCAGTGAAGAATGTAATACCTTCGCTGACTCCGTCTGTGTAATCACGCTTCATTCATTTTCCTTAAAGTCAATAACATTGCCATCTTCGTCGGCTTGGATAATACGACGATAACCGTTTTCGCCTTCAATCACAATAGGACCCCAAATCCACATTTCGCTATCACTAGAAGACCAATCTCTGCTTTCTAGTGCATCGTAATAGCCATCTTCTTCCATTGCTTCTTCAATTTCTGCTTGCTCATCTTCGTCAATGTCATCTGGCCATTCTACGTCTGCCCAACAACCGTCAAAGGTTGATTCGAGCTCAACTTCTTCAATATTATTATAGTAGCAGTTGTTAATATCTATGCTGTCTTTAGATCCATCACCGCCTGGTACATAATCAAACTCAAACTTTGGCGGGTTTCCATCGTTAGTATAAACAATCCAAGATCCTCCACGCCAACCAGTTTTGTGAATAATTTCTTGTCCGTCTTTAGTAAAGTGTTCGTGTTCTTCAATAGACTTTTTGTAGTATGTACTTACAGTCCAAGCGGTAAGTTCTTTCTTTTCTGTAGTTTCGTCGCTACTATATGATGGTGAGGTATCGTCTGATGAAAAAGGCCAAGTTGCCATAATTATTTTTCCTTTTTAGCAAATAATCTTTTAATGGACTGAATTAAATTATAGTATCTAAAATGATAATTGTCAAGAAATGCTGAGCTCAAAAGAGGTTCTCTATGCGGACATCTTCCTTGATTCCAATCACAATTTGGTTGAATTTGTAAATTACAGGTTTGGCATTTCATTCTTCCAACCCCGCCTGTTTTGCCCTTAGCATTTCGATCTCATCTTTTAAAAAGAGTCGTTTCTTTTTAAGTTCGTGAATATTCTCTTCCCCAAATATTCCTGTTCTTTCCATATCGTCTACTTTTTTATCAAGCATACGATGTGCTTCTTCCAAGTGCTTAATTCTATTTTCGTACATATTAAACCTCTTCAAATAAAGTTGTGAACATCTTATTTGTATAAGAATATTTCTTTTTGTGATCTCCAAACATTTTACTTTTTTCGTTATGGCAATTTGCGCACAAGATTTTTAAATTGTCTGAAGATGTATTGCCTTTATCACCGTCGTGATGATCTATGGTAAGACTTCTATACGGATCTCTACAAAACCATCCAAGGTATCCTGATTGGTTTTCGCATCCTTTTGATTGCATCCATTCGTCCACTTCAAACCTTAACACAGTTCTATGAAGATTGCAAAAAGTTTTCCATTTCCAGGTAGGTGTACCATCTTTTTTAACATAACCTTTATGGTACCCTACTTGAGTATTGCAACCGGGTAAACTACATTTAGGAGCGTGATTCCTAGATAGAGATCGCATTTTAAGCCTTATTCAACTTTTAAATTATCCAACTCTTCGTCTTCTCTGTCGTCAGTCCAAGGAACTTCAACAGTTCCATCTTCTTTGACTTCATCAAAAAGACTATCTACAATGTTAGTAACACCACCACGTAGACGAGCACCTTCTAAGTTTTGTAAAAATCCAAGACGTTCTGCTTCAGCAATCATTTCAAATGCTTCTTCTTTAGTCTTGAGTTCAAACAATTCTTCAACAAATCTATTAAAATACAGAATGTTGCGCGGTACCCATTCTGAGTATTCATCACTTTTATCTGCATCTTTAACCTTGCGCCAGTGTCTCCAATCTGGTCTGTGACTTGCATATTCAATATCTGCTAGATTATTAGATCTTTGAACAGCACGAATGTGACATTCAACATTATGACCCATCATTAGAGCATAGGCAAAACTATCCCAAGAAGTTTTACCTTCTTTACCAATCTTGTTTAACATTCCCGGTGCATAGTGGCAAATATCAGCGACTGTAAGTCTGCGACCAAAATCGGATTCGAAAGGAAAAGGTATATCGTGCCGTCTGGCAAGACTCTTATTGTCCGGGGCTTTATCCATGATAACAGAGAATCGCTTATTGGTATGTTGGGCGTTAGTATATACCAATCCGTGAGCTGTTGCGATGAAAGGTGATGCGCAGTCAAAGGAAATTGTGAAGTTTTCATTTACGTGCTTTCTAATTTGACGCTGAATGCTTGTTAGATAACAAGCCCAGTCCAACTGTGCAGTACCCAAGAAGTGCATCCAATCCTTGCCTTCTAGCATACCGTCAAACCGCATAGTAATCAGTCTACGTAGTGTAATAGGCATCTTACACATATTAGCACCACCCATAGCCCATCCTTCTGCGGCTCTGTCTCCGTACTTGCTAGTATCGGAGTATTCTTTTACACCCTGGTACCACGCTTCTGCGTTTTCCCAGTTACTACCCTGTAAAACATTTAACAGTTTAGTACCGCCATCTTTTGCACCTAAACGATTTTGAATAAAATATTCATTGTTAAATCTTGTTTTATCTAAACAATCTTGAAATGATTTTAAACCTGTCTTTGGACTATGAATATGGTCACAAGCCCAGGTCGGAACGTCTAGCATCATTGACCAATCAGCAGTAACATCTAGCCAAGTTAAGATCTTTTCGCGAGTTTTATTTGCTTCTGAGCCTTCAAAATTTTGCCAGTCGAACTTAATAACACCTTTACCGATCTGATAACCGCCTGAATCACCTAATATCATAGTAGCGTTACGATCACGTTGTTGAATCATAGATTCTTGTGTGATACTTTTATTAATGTCTAACTGTGCGTGACCTGCTGAATACAACGCATATTTGTAATAAAAATAGCCTTGCTCTGGATTCAAGAAGTTCATACCTTCAATGCCGCGATCAAATCCTTGAGGAACGCGATCGTCTGGAATAAATTTTTCTAAACGTTGTTTTGCAACGTATGTAGAATAGAAAGAACTAATAGCAGGTAAGTAAACCGCATAGTCTTTCTGTAATGGTGTTAAATCAACTGGTTGTTGTTTCATAATCTCTCGCTAAATGTGCTGTAAGTTCTACTCTTGTCTTTGCCTGTTCTAATTGGTCTAATGCAATGCGAACTGCTTCGTTAGTTGTTGCTAACTTGTACCATTCTTCTTCTTGCTTCATACGTTTAATAGCCCAGTCAATGGCTTTTTCTGCGTCATTATTTAGGCCTACGTTTGCAGACCCTGCATAAATCTTCATCCACGTATGGCCATCAAATACTTCCATATCGCTGCCGTTTAATCTCAACATACCTTGAGAAGGATTTGACATATTAGATGACACATAGGGAAGCGAACTTCCCCCTGCGGCATACATATGTTTGCTGGAACTACTAACGTTATTAATCATTAGGCCGCCTGTGCTGGAATAATGTATTTGTATGTTGCCAATCCGCTGTCTAGAGTGATTTGGATAGCACCTTCATTTGACAAACTCATCTTTGTGTTGTTGACATCGGCAATCTTAAGAATGCTCAAGATTGGAAGCACCGGCCAAGTCCAACCACGATCCAGTTTACCTGCAACGTTCTGTGCAAAAATAAACTCACCGCCGTGTGTGCTTGCATCACCAAAGATAAATTTCAAATTGCCACCGTCAGTTTTTGCAAGGAATGTTGGATGTTCGCTGTTAGCACCAGCTTGGAAATTAAAACGCTGTACAGCAGCAACGGTTGGCTCTAGTTCAACATCCCACTTAACACCGCGGAACTTAACAGTCTTCATCTTTTCGTTGATGATTTCCTGATTCATAAAGCGATAGTCGTTGCGGAAATCGCCGTCTTTGTTTTCAAAGTGGATACCGACGGGGATAGTTTCACCATTACGTTCTGCTGATGTGATAGTAATTTTTGCATCATCCTTGTATTCGCTGCCATCTAACAAATATTTCAACTTGTTAAGTTGCGGCATACCAAATACACCAATCATATCTGGATAAGGATTAGCAGTTTCTGCATCCATAATAACTGAACGGTCATCTGCCATTGAGTTAATTGTAGTCTTTTCTTCTGTGCCTGTAACTTTGACTGTGGTTAAAAAGCCTAGGTTTTGTGTATGTGACACAATGTCTTGTAAAATGTCTTTCATTTAGATATCTCCATGTATATTAAGATTATATTTAGATCGTGAATAAAAATCAACCTTGAAATCACTCAAAATCAAATAATTTGCTAAAGGTATTATCATTTCTAGTAGAACTGATATCCCATTCTAGTACTCCAATTAAGTTTTCTAATTTTTCATCGATAACAGTAGTTTCCATCAAACCGTCATCGAATGGTAAATCTTTAAACCATTGAGGTAAACGTAGTTCGTCTACAGGATATGCTACTGACGTATATCCCATAGGATTGTCTTTTAATTTGCAGACAATGACTTTTGCTCCGTCGACGATTTGCATTGAGTATTTGTCGTCGTAGAGGCGTTTGAGCGTATTCCAATTAAGGCTTGCTCTAACATGACCAGGCATATTTGCCTTGCCAGCTTTCTTCTCTTTACTGGCGTATTCTGTAATGTTGTTTGCACGTTTTGGTGATCCTTTCTCCCATCCTGGGCGTGTTTTAAAATCTGTTCTAAAGTCTGTAATAAACTCTAGTACTTCTTCTTGCGGAGCTCCATTAAGAACTTTTGTAAGTACGTCACTTAAAAAGTCTTGGATAACAACCGGGGTATCTGACCTTTTGAGGTCAAGCCCCATTGCTTTGATCTTGCCTGGCTTGCCATCGACGTCTGCCCGCTTTCCTTCTTTGTCGTAGTAGAGCACGGCATATCGTTTCTTTGTGATGAATAGTCCTTTGGAAGCAACAATCTCGCGACCTGCTTTGATGACCTCTCCTCGAGATTTTGGAACGTGGAAGGCATCTTGCATGAATTTGACGAAAGTACCATTTACAGTTTCTCCTATAGTGTCATAAAGTTCAACAACGTTTTCCTTATTCCAAGGAACAAGGCCCTTCTCAATGTCTTTCTTCAGCGTTGAATAAGCTGAAAAATAACAAGAGTCTGTGTCACCGTAGATCACTGATTTGCCAACGTGATCATATTCTCCGGTAATAATTTCATTAACTTTACTTGCCATATGTTTGGCAATCTGACGTCCTGTAAGCGTAGTACTTTGACCAATTCTATTATCAAAGAAACGGCAACCTGGGTTAAGAATAGCACCGTACAAACTGTTTAGGTTAATCTTCTTAACTAGTTGTCGTTTATCCCAGTATTCTTCTTCAACAGTATTACCTGCCTTGATGCATTCTTTAAGTTTGGCCTGCATCTCTTTACGTTCTTTGTACCAACGTGCTAACAGACCTGGAATGATACCTTCTACTTCATAGGTAAAGATAGTTCCATTTGCTGAGATCATCCAAGGTTGGTTGCTTTCAAAGATTAAATCATAGATTTGTGCGGCCGACAGGGTATCACTACCGCCGCCTTCCCAGTCGATGGTAATTTCTCGACCAACTTCTTTGTTCATAACAGAAGTATATTCTAATGATCCAAATATTCCTTCCCAAGCAGCAGCAAATGATTTACCCTTGCCCATTTCTGTTTCAAGATGTGCTTTGGTACCATCTGCACGTAGTTGTCCTACAATAGTTTCCGGGCCCATATTCAGCGCACGAATCGCAGACGGATACAGTGAGTTAATATCTAATGAGCCAATCCACTCGTGGATGCCTTTCTTTGGATATGCAACATAAGCGCCAGCGGCCTGTGTGTCTCCTTGCTCCTCCATCTTTTTACGATTAGGAACAATCATACCACGACGGTGAGCTTCATTAATAATGGCTTGTTCAGTTACGGCAACAGCACCCATTGTTGTCTGTAGCAGAACTGTGTTTTCGTGTGCAATCTTGTTGGACAGGTCTAGGAATTTTAGTTTCTTATCTAGTTTGTCAAGTAGTGCAGTATCTTGTCTGTTATATTCAATAAACTTTTTAAAGTCATTGTTATATAATTGATCAAGCGTTCCCTCGTAGGCAACCTTCTTTTCACCAACTTCCATTTCACCGATGGCATCTAATCGATAGGTGTGTCTTTCTTCATATGTGTATTTTCGATATAATTCTAAATAGTCCATATGCACACGACCGATAAGATCATATGTAACAGCAGTCTTTCCGTACTTTTCGTATTCACGTTTCTTAGGATAACAATCCCACAAACAGAAACGTTTAGTATCCTCTTTGCTTAGAACTTTAATAACACGATTTACAGTATACGGAATATCAAAACCTTCACTGTTCCAACCAGACAACACATCAGCATCTTGAATAAGATCTAAAAATGTATCCAACATATCTGCTTCGTTGTCAAATAACATCGTGTTAGGAAATTCTTCGACAGCCTTTTGAGCTTCTTCCATTGACATTGTCTTTGGAGGAATAGCAAGACATACAAGTGTGTCCAACCATTGCAGGTGAACAGCAATTGCGGTAATTGGCATAAATGCATCATCAGGCGAAGCGTAGCCACGTTCTGGATCAAAATCTACTTCAATATCGAAGTAGGCTGCATTTAGTTTCGGCGCATCAATGTTTAGATAATGATCTTCTAAACAACGAAAGATTGGATTAATATCTGATTCGTATAGTTTTTTGTTAGAATGAATTGCAAGTTCTTTGCGAAGTTCTTTTACATTCTTACAACTTACACGGCTTAGTGGTTCACCCTTGATAGATTGAAATTTACCTTTAGGGTCATAGTAATAGAAAAGATGTTTGGCAGGATAATCCTTAAAATGCCTTTCACCTTTATCATTTCGCTCGACGACACGAATAGTATCGTCCTCGCGATCATAGAAAGCGTCAACGTAACTCATTTTTCTCCTATGCAATTTACGGCTTGCAAATACCAAAAATGCGGTTTATGGCCCAGCCTACCATCTATCTTATATTTAACTAATTAGCATTCTTACCAGCCCAACACTATCAATGGTGGTGAGCAGGATGTAGTTAGCCAGCATCCCAAAAGATTTCCTAGTCCAAGCAGCCCAAGCATACATAGCACAACCAGTGATCCAAATAGGATATAAAGCAAGGAGTGGAGGATTGGGTACTGTGACAGCCATTGTGATGCTACATCCAATTGAGATAGCCCAAGCAAGGAGCTCAATAATAAAACGTAAACGGTTAGATGCCCAATCATCTTTGATCCATTGTATAGTTGGTTGAAAATATTCTATCATTCGGGTAAACGTTTGGTAACGCCCAAAATCATTTCAATTTCATCCCACTCTTCTTCGTGAGACTTCCAATTGTCTTTATGTGCAATCTTAATTGCTTTATTAATAATGCTAGGTTTAACTTGTAGCTCTTCTGCTACGGCCTTAACGGTTTCTTTTAGGCCTTCTTGGAGATCTTCAATTTCGCGCAATACATTTCCACCTTCGTTAATGAGACGCTCAAGTTTAGCCTTTTCTTCTGGACCGTACATTTTTGCCATAGTATTCTCCTGTATATAAAAGTATATTATATAGCCACAAAAAAAGCCAGTCAACCTATGACTGGCTTTTCTACACCTTTTGGTTAAATTACTTTTGATCTTCGCTTAGTACGTCATACATTTCAAATACGCCGCCGTTACGTTCGTAAATTAAACCTGCGTATAGATCTGCTTTCATACCTTCGCCTAGTTTAGCAACAGCAACACGTTGAGCCCAGTTGAACAATTCTGTATCAATTGCATCAATTTGTTGTTGACCGCCGCTTTCTTGAACCAACTGAACCATTTGCTTAAATGTTAGTTTTTGTTCTACACTTTCAGCAACAACTTTCTTAGAAGTTTTAACAGATTCGTTTTTCTTGCCACCAAAGTATTTTGCCTGCTTGTCGCTCATACCTTTCTTGCCATCTTTCTTGTTACCGCCTTTTTCGGCAGCAGCTTTTTTCATTGGCTCTTTCTTGTCACCGTCTTTGTCAATGTCTAAGAAATCTGGCTTTGCACCTTCGTCCATTTTCTTTTCTTTCTTGGCTTTTTTATCTTCTTTATCAGACTTTTTAGCCTCAACCATTTTTAGGAATTTAGACTTAAATTGTTCTGGATCTACAGATTCTTTAGCAGACTTACGAGCTTTTTCTTTACGCTTCTTGTCGTCCTTGTCATCTGAACCTGGATCGTATTCAAACTTGTCACGAGTGTGTTTTACACCTGTTGCAGTTTTTGTTAAAGTACCTGTTGAAGTTTTCTTTGTATCGCCAGTTTTAGCATCAGCGTCAAAGCCTTCTTCAACTTCTTCTTTCTTTTCTTCTTTTGCTTTCTTTGCTTCAGCAATGTAAGAAGATTGTCCAGCTAAAACACGCAATTCTGCGTCTTCGTTTAACTGTACAGATTTTGGTAATTGAGGAGCAGCAGGAGTTTCGATCTTGCCGTCGATGCTCTCAATTTTAGTAATTAGTGATTTAAAGTCCATAATAAAAGTCCTAAAAGGTGTATACTTTATTTATCTTTTAATGAAGTTGCCTTCGCCAAAGATATTAGTTTTCATATTTAATGCGTTATCTGTTGGCTTTTGTTTCTTGGGTTTAGGCTGCGGAGGAGCCTTTGTGCCAGATTTTCCCGGGCTACCAGTATAGCTTGTTTTTCCACGAGCTTTTCCTGGGCTAATATGCGGATTTGCAACGGTAGCAATATTACCTGCTGAAGTAGCACCTGCTGTGGCTGTTTCTAAAAGTTCACTTATTTTCATATTAATATTTATCGCATAGCTAGCTGGAATGCTTGATGTTTTTCTTTACGTTGATCTAGATGTTTCATTCCTGGATTAATTGGTTTAGTTACAGATTTTGTATCTTTAAAACTATCAACTTTATTAGCAACACGGGTTTTCCAATACCATACTGCAACTTTGGCAGCAACTTCAGGTTTTTCTACAAGCTCTGGATGTTTTTCTAAAGGAAGACCTAGAGCTTCTCCGGCTTTTTTATAATTTTCTCGTCCAGTTAACTGAATATAACCACGTCCCTTATATTTGGCACCGTCCCCTGCTTGTTTGTTTCCTAAAATTTTTGCCTTGCGAGGAGCGTATCTAGGATCGTATTTTTTAAAATCTAAAGATCCACCAATTTCTTTCATATGTTTAAAGTCTAATGTTTCGTGAGCACATTGAGCTAGAAACGCAGCAAGCTCTGGCCCTTTTATACCTGCTTTCTCAGCAGCCTTTTTAAGGTACACTTCGTGCGGATTTCCTGTAACAGATTTAGCAACATCTTTTTTGCTAATTGTTTTTAACGGATCTACTTTTTTGGTATGTTGTTGTTTTGCCTGTTGTACAATTGCAGGTTTATCGTTTTGGTTTTTTACTTTGCCTGCCTCTGCACTAGGACTGTGCCCTAATGCGGCAGCACCTAAAGCAGCACCGGCTACCCAGTCTTTCCAACCTTCCTCTAATTCTTGAGGAGTAATAAACTCTGCTGCTCTCATACTTGACTAAAGGGATTAATTTTTTCGTCGGAGTCAATGCTTTGTTTTTCTGGATATACTAGATACGTGTCTACACCAGCAATACCTCCCATAAACATTCCTTCTTTCATTTTATGAATAGGATCGTTGGGATCTAAGACGCAGTCTTCTTCACTGGTTTGTACATTATATGTTACACGATATTGTTTCATACAGCAAAACTACTCCCACATCCACAGGTTGTTTGAGCATTTGGATTTTTAATTACAAATTGACTGCCCATTAACTCTTCTTTATAATCTATGACAGCACCTTGTAGGTATTGCATACTCATAGAATCAACAAGAACTTTAAAATTTTCTAAAGGAATTTCGAAATCATCTTCGTTTTGTTCCTCGTCAAATGTAAATCCATAACTGAAACCAGCACAGCCTCCGCCTTGTACAAAGGTTCGAAGAGCTAGTTTAGGATTGTTTTCATCAATCAATAAATCTACGATTTTACTTTTAGCTGATTCAGTTATCTCAATCATTATGCAGTAGCCTTTTCACCTGTTCTAGATACTTCCCATTTCTTGCCAGTCTGTGCAGTTTTCTTACGGCACATATCTTGTAATCTACGAAGCTGAGCCATTTCTCTGTAATCGTCGGCATATGTTCCTTGACCTTGAAATACTTTCCATTTCTTGCCGTTAATGTAGATAGCAAAGTTGTTTGGAGGTTCTGTATTACCTTCGTCCCAGTCGTCTTCTCTATTTCTACGTCCAAATCCGCTTACGCTACTATCATAGTCTCTTTGATAAGCATCACGTCCAAAACCTGCTTCTGCCATACCTTTTTGCTTTGCTTCTTTTTCTAGGTCTGCCTTGCGTTGAATAATGGCCTGTTTAATTTCAGGATCTTTTCCGGCAATTGGATCCATTTGTAGGTCTTGTAGGGCTTTGCGTTTTGCTTGAAGGTCATCTTTATTGCGAAGTTCAGTTTCATCGACTTTATTCTTGTGCTTAACATCACCTTGCTTTTGTGCTTTCTTTTTATCTTTGTGTGCGCCGGCACCGCTAGTTTTTTGATTCTTAGCTACAAAGTTTCTTGGTTTACTTGTTGGTATAATATCTTTTGCTCTCATGACGACCTCTTTTGTTTTGGACCCTTACGTTCCTTCCATTTTTTATCTGTCGAACACCAATAGCGTCCGTATCCTTCCTCAATGCTGTCAATCATAGGATCGATACCTCTACTACGTATTCCGCCTTTCTTACGAATTTTTGCAAGCTCTTCTAAAGCATGACGAATTTGTTCAACATTCATTTTTAATTCATCAAATTGTCTTACCATAGTCTGCCATTCGCCTGGGCTAGCACCATCAACTCTACTGGCTAAATCTTTGATTTGACCCGCTGCTCTTAACATTCTATATTTAAGTTTAGCAGGATTAGCTTTGTTGTGACTATGAATCATAGGATCCATTGGATCAGCAGGATCTAATTCGATAGGTGCTTCTGAAATACTTTCGGTAATTTTCATACCTTTACGAACAGCAACAAATAAAGGTTTAGCAAGTTCCCCTGCACCTGTTGCTTCTTTAAATCCTTCAAAATCGTTATTGGCAGCGGCAGCTCTTGCTCCACTGGCACTTACACCAGCAACGCCTTCTGCACCATCTTCTCTATCTCCGCTTGATACAAAATCTAGAACATCAAATTTATAGAAACCGTGTGCTTTACCTTCAACACCGTTGTATCCTTCTAACAATTTTTTCATATCTTCTAAACGATCACTACCTGCAACAAACGTAGCTGCATTATAGCCGTTATCATAAAGATAAGAAGCAACTTTTACAACTGTATTAAGACCGGCATTATCTACAACATCTTTAGCATATTCTGGAAACATTTCTTTAATAAACTTTATTTTAGTTCCATAATCTAAAGGATTCTTTTTAGCATCTTGACTTTGACTAACAAATATCTGCATATCTCCGCCCTGGGCTTTCATAGTATCTAATACCTGCTTATGGCCAATGGTAGGTGGATTCATTCTGCCAAAGCAAAATGTAACGTGTTTTGTTCCGCCTTCAAATAATTCAAACAATAACATTACTTGTAATCGCCTTTTTCTATATGTTTTTCTTGTTCATCTGCAATGCGTTTGGCAAGATCGATTAATTTTTCTTTGGGGAATTTTTCTTCTTTATCTTTAATATCAAATTTATCGCAATAATGTCCTACTGCTGTTTCAATAGGTCTAATGTATATTTTAAATACGTGAGGATTACCCTTGTGTTCTCTATGTTTTTTAATGGCAGGGAAGAAGTGCTGATCTAAAATTCCTGTATCGTTGTCAATAAAGAACTTTAAATCGTCTAACCAGTCAATATCTTGCTGGTCGTCTTTTGGTGCACCAATAGGGCTAAACATTTCTTTCAATAACATAGTATCTTCCGTAAGATGATACTATATTTATCGAAAGTTTACTGTTAGCAATTATAACGGACCGCAATAATTTGGCCGTCTTCGATGTGGTATTTTGCGCGAATAAACACAAATTTTCCGGTAATATTTGTGCTTCTATTAGAATTTGAGCTATCTAAATCAAACGTTTCTGTATGAACGTCAAACCAATCATTATCACCGGGGTGAAGTTCTAAAGTTGCTTGTAAAGCAATAGTACCTACAAATCCCTCAGTATGAAACAAGACAGTATGTATTCCGCTGCCGTTTTTATAATATCCTGCGCCTCTGCTTTTATCGGAATAAAATACCGCATCTGCATCTGTGCCTGCATCATAATCTCTGTTATATGCAGAATGCACACTGATATTTTCTAATAAATTAAAGGTTTCAAAGCTCATCACTTATTTATCGGAAATAACAAAGTTGTAGATTCGACCTACGACTTCCGAATTACGGAGTTTTAGCATCAGCAGAGTAGCTTCGTCTTCAACTAATACATACCTTCTATCCCAATTCCAGTCAGTGTTTAAAAACCAATTTTCTACAGCAGGTGTGCAAGTAACTTTACCATCTTGTTTCTTAAGCCAATCCAGATAACGTTGTTTTCCTTCTTTATCGCCTTTCATTTTGTGAGGTAATAGATATACTCTATAATTATACCTACCTTTGGGCAATTTATCTACAGTGATATAATTTTGATTAGAATTTAATAGATCAATGCTAGAAGTACTAGGTTCAAACCGATGCCGTAAGATATATTCAAACGATGTAGAAATTAAATCATAAAAAGAATTGTCGTTAGTGTATACGTCAATCAGACCACTTTCTATTCTTAGGCTATATAGATCTGCGGTATATTTTTTTAAAAATTGAACAAACGGAAGAATAACATCTTTATTATGCCAAGCTCTTTGTTTAAAAGAAAAATGATTTGTGTCTGGATCTGGACCTAGACAAAATTGTTCTACTTCATCTAAATTTTTAGTTCTTAACAAGGCACAGCCTTCTATTGTAAAGCTGGCCTTGTATAACCATTTACCGTAAAATTTACGAGTTGTCTGTTTGGTCTTCTGTGATAGCATCCGATTCTACCTTAGCTTCTTCAGCGGCCCGTTGTGCTCTGAGTGCTTTCTTTTCTTCTTTAGTTAATGGTTTAGGAATTTCTGCAACTGTAAAGTCTAGTTTATCATCAACAATATCTACAGTTACTCGACCACCATTAACTAGATCGCCAAACAGCACACGACGACTTAAAGGACTTTTAACTTCGTTATCGATAATACGAGCCAACGGGCGAGCACCCATTTTCTTATCATAACCTTTATCTGCTAACCAACGAGTAGCTTTAGCTGTAAGAACAATTTCAATTCCTTTATCTTTAAGTTGACCGTTGAGATCGCCAATAAATTTCTTGACAATTTGTTCAACAACTTTTTCGCTAAGTTTATTGAATTTAATTACAGCGTCAAGACGATTGCGGAATTCAGGAGCAAAGAATTTTTTAATTGCTTTATCATCTTCGCCGTCGCGTTCTAGTTCGCCGAATCCAATGGTATTACGTTCGTTATCGGCAGCACCTAGGTTAGATGTCATAATAAGAATTGTATTTCGACCATCTGCTTGTTTACCATTTGATCCTGTAACAAACCCGTTATCCATAAAAGCAAGAAGAATGTTAGAAACATCTGGATGTGCTTTTTCGATTTCGTCTAACAATAAAATAGAATTAGGTTGTTCTTGCAGTTTAGTAATTAACTGACCTGCGTTATCTTCGTAACCAACATACCCTGGAGGAGCACCAATTAACCGTGCAACACTATGCTTCTCTTGATATTCGCCCATATCGAAACGAATAAGTTGCATACCCATCTTGTCTGCAAGTTGTTTAGCAGTTTCTGTTTTACCGCAACCTGTTGGGCCTAAGAATAAGAATGAACCAATTGGTTTGTTAGGTGCTTTCATACCTGCTTGTGCAACCATAACTTTGTCAAGCAATGTGTCAACAGCTTTATCCTGACCGTAAACAACGGATTTCATTTGTGCATCTAATCCTGAAAGATTTTTGCTTTCTTTTTGTGCTACAGTCTCTAAAGGCATATTGATCATCTTGCTAAGTTCGTATGTAACTTGTTCGATGTCAACAATTTGATCAATGCCGTCCATTGCTTCGTCGTCTTTAAGTTTGTAACGAGCCGCAGCACAGTCAATGATATCAATGGCCTTATCTGGAAGTTTCTTATCCGCCATATACTTGACAGATAATTTAACTGCTTGGTCAATAGCCGCATCACTAATTTTAACATTGTGATGTTGTTCATAATACTTTTTAAGACCTTTAAGAATCTTAATAGTGATTTCTGGAGTAGGTTCTTCAATACTTACACGCTGGAATCGACGCATTAGAGCACGATCGCTTTCGAAGTATTTTCGATATTCTTCCCAGGTAGTAGATGCAATAAGTTTGATAATACCTTTGGTAAGAATAGGCTTAAGCATATTGGCCATATCGTTAGAACTTTGACTTGCAGCACCTGCACCGTTCATCATATGCGCTTCGTCGATAAAAAGAATAATTTTACCTTTCTTTTCAAGTGCTGATAAAACTGCTTTTAATCGCTCTTCAAAATCACCACGATATTTACTGCCAGCAAGCAATGAACTAATATCAAGTGTATAAACTTGATGATCCTGAATGAATTTAGGGACTTTCTTTTCAAAGATCTTACGTGCAAGTCCTTCTGCAATAGCAGTCTTACCTACACCTGGATCACCTACCATAAGAACGTTACTCTTATTACGTCGAGCTAGAACTAGTTGAATTTTTTCAATTTCATCATCACGACCAATAACAGGGTCAATCTTACGCTGCTTTGCTTTGAAGCTTAAATTTGTACAGAATTGATTTAAAATTCTATCTGCTTGATTTGTATTAACAACTTTATTTTCGCTCAATTCGACCTCTTCTTCCTGTACAAAATTTTCTTGGAAATATTTTACAAATTTTTCTTTAGTTACACCACCTTTTGTTAAGAAGTAAAAGGCAAAACTATTCTTTTCTGATAACACACTGATGATTACATCGGCCACTTCCATTCGTTGACGGCCGCTAAACAACACCTGTGTAAAACAACGATTAAGCACACGTTCCACACTATTAGTTTTCTTTGGCTTAATATTTGGATTTGAAATCTTGATATCGTTAAGATTATTTTTTAGATAATGTTCAAGATTAGTTTTAATAAAAGTTGAATCTGCACCAAAACTTTCTATAAGTTTGAATGATTCATCGTCGTTCATAATACCAAAAACAATATGTTCGATGGTAATATATTCGTGACCTAAGTCTTTTGCAACTCTAATAGAGTCTTCAAAAATTTCTTGAAGTTGCTTACTTGGTTCGATCATTATTTAGATTCCTTCTTTAAGTTGTTTAATCTGTTCGATTTGATTATTGTTTAAATTCTTAGGTATTAATACTTTAATTTTTAACATCAAATGACCTTTTTGTCTAGTCCTCATATTAGGAAGACCTTCTCCTGTTATCCGTAATGTTGTGTCTGGTTGTGTTCCTTGCGGAATGTTAATTGATAATTTTTTTAAATCTAACGTCGTTATCTCAACTGACGTTCCTAAAATTGCATCCCAAACAGATATTTCTTTTTCTAAAAATAGAGTTGCACCTTCTCGTCTAAAAATAGGATGGTCTGCAACAAATACATTTACTATAAGATCTCCGGGTCGAAGAGAAGGAATTGAACTGTCTCCCATACCTTCGTATCTAATTTGTTGACCGTGTTCTATTCCCTGAGGAATCTGAATGTTGATCATTTTAGGTTTTCCGCCCGGCATTGATAATTCGGCGGTAAAATCTTTACCGTTTAGGACATCTTCTAATGTCACGGTTACGTTTATGTTTAGGGATTTGTTTTTCCTCATCGGTTGGCGACCAAAACCTCCAAACCCAAAATTACCAAACAAATCATTTATATCACCTGCACCAAAATGGAACTCAAAAGGATTTCCTGGGCCGTGATGATGGAAACCTCCCATTCCTGGTTGTGCATTAGGATCTCCGCCCATATCGATAATCCGTTTTTTATCAGGATCGCTTAATGTTTCGTAGGCAGTAGATATTTCTTTAAATTTATTTTGGTCACCACCGCGATCGGGATGATGCTTCATCGCAAGTTTACGATAAGCCTTTTTAATTTCGTCGTCAGAGGCACCTCTCTGTAAACCTAGTGTTGAGTAATAATCCATAGTAACATTATACAATAAAAAAAGGACCACGTCAAGTAGTCCTTTTATTTAAGTAAGATTTACTGAGCTCAAATTATTTTTTATCTGGCTTAGTTCCTTCAACTTTAGTGCCTTCTTTCTTTTCGTGTTTTTTCATAGTTTTGCATTTTTCAACTTCTTTACCTGTTTTGGCATCTTTAGTTTTAATGCAAACTTTTTCTGCCTTAGCTGGCGCATCTGCTGCTACTGCTGTAAATGAAAATGTTGCTGTAATTATTAGTGCTAAAAGATTTTTCATATCTTTCTCCTTTTAAATTTCTGGTTGATCAGGTTGAACCGGCATTGGTTTACCTGAACTGCTGGTCATTACTTGAGCCTTTGGCGCTCCAAATCCTGTACTGCTACCAAAGCCGCCTGCTGGTGCTGCTGGAGGTACGCTTCCAAAGCCGCTTGAGCTAAAGCCTCCTGTGGTGCTTGCTGCTCCGAAACCTGACGAAGCTGGTGCCTGGAAACTGCTCGGTCCTGCTGGAGGAGGGCTAAATGTTGTTGGTTGTTGTATTCCGCCATTGTTTGCTCCATTTAATTTTTCTTGTGTACGACCAAATGCCGCAATACCTAATACCGCACCCATCGCGATATGGAATAAACCAGCACCTTGTAGTGTTAGTGGATTCCATTGTGTAATAGGACTATGTGTTAGAGTTTGTAACAAACTCCATAAGATTGGAAATACTACCATGTCCATCATACAGACAACCATATACATCCAACCCATCATTGGACGCCACTTAGCATTCATCCAATCTTCTTTTTTCTTTTCGCTTTCGCTCTTTACTTCTTCTGTCATGTGTCGCTCCTATTCAATTTAAAACCAAAGGAATAATCCGTTGGCTGATAACAATATACCCACTCCTGCTACTGCAAAACTACTCCAAAACATTGGCATACTAACAGCAAGAATACTTGCTGATAAAACAACAATGGCTAATTGATATGCAGTTGATGCATAACCAATCCACGGACTTGATTTTTTGGCGTGTTCGCGATCAGCTTCCATCTTACGAGCATTAACAGCAATTTCTTTCTTGTCGCTGTCCATACGTTCTGCTTCTGCCTTAAACTCTGCCTTTAGTTTAGGATCGCTGGTGGTCTTGCTGGCAATCTCATAACTAACTAAACGATTATTCTTGGCCTGATATTGTGCCCAAGCATTGTTAGCACCTAGGGTATTGTTAAGAACTGTAGAACTTAACTTGCCACCATACCAACTGTTAACTGCTAAGAATAAGGCAAATACGGAAATAACCATACCTGCTTTGTCTTTAATCTTTGCTTCTCTTTCGCTTCGAGAACCCGCCGCTGGCTTCGGCGCATCTTCCTTAGGTTCTTTATTAATCAATTTTAAAATTGAATCATGCAATGCCATTTATACGCTCCTTGTAAATGTGCTATGTTTATTTAACACTTTCTCTGATTTTCTTCTGTCCGTTATACCATTCAACCCAGTCATCTACTTTTGCTTTACAATCGTAATATTCTTTATAATTATCTGCAACAGTTTCAACAATTGAACTTAATTTGTCGTTTTTAGGATCTACAGTTTTTAGATCTGGACAAGCAACTAACAAATCTTTAGGAACTTCCGGAAACGGCGGAATAGTCGTTAAACAACCTGTTAACAATACAGCAGGAATTAATAGTGCTAATCTTGTCATTTCTTAGCCTCTGGATTAGTTGCTGCTTTGTTAATTATTTCATTAACCTTAGGGTCTAATTTACAATCTGCATTAATCTGACGTTCTACTTCTTTAATTTCAGTTTTAACAGTATTGTAATATTCTACACGAACTTTTTGTTTTTTCTTGCGTTCTTCTTCGAGTTTTTTGTTAAGATTATTAGACTGGTCTTCCATTAGAGCAACCTTGTCTTCTAATTCTTTAACTTTTGCTCTCCAAGATGCTTCGGTATCGTAGCCGCCCTTGAAGTAAACACCGCTAACTAAAAGGGCAACACTTATGATCTGAATCAATAAATGATAAGGAGCCAACGCTGGAAACCAGCGAACGATCCGGTGTAGCAAAAAGAAACTTAATACTGTACCTATGATACCTGCCAACAATACTAAATGTATAGCATACATTAATACTGAATCAGGTATCCACGCAAGCAACCACATATTAGGCTCCTAATACGTGTAGTGCGTGGTTATAATGTTTAATACGATCTTCTAAACCAATAGTACCACCGTTGATACGCTTGGTTAATGTTAGAATGTCACCTTTGTCTGCCCATTGATTTAGGTTGTTTGTTTCCCAGAACCAGCAAGCTGATTGCACAGCACCTTCGAATGTCTGTAGATATTCACTGGCTTCTTCAACAGGAATATCTAACGACGCAGCAAACCAAGTATAGTTTTCTTTACCAGTTAACTGAATAAGGCCGCGACCACAATAACGGAAACCATCGCCGCTATGCTCATCACCGTTGCCCATACGATTTGCATAGATTCTATTAGCAATAGCTTCTTGCTTGTTGGGCAATGAAGCATATTGATTAGCAATGTCGTCATTCGGAAAATATTTAGGGAAAATCTTACGTAGACTCGGAGCACGATAATTTAAGTTTTCTTTTAAAACTTTGAAACCGCCTGATTCGTGAGCGCATTGTGCTACAAAAGCTGCTACACGCTGCGGAGTATTAATTTCGTAATCTGGAAGAATCTCGCATAGTGCATTATACCAATGATCTAGGTATTGATTACCGGGAATCATTTGTCCTAACTGTTCTTTTGTAAAATCAAACGTAAAACTCATTATTATATCCTTTTCAATAACATAGAACGACTGCCGTTGTTAAAAACAAAATTTTCTCCAACTTTATTAATGTTGTAGTCGCCTAATACTTTAGTTAGCCAAAACATCTCGCTAGTTGCTGCTTCGTCAACTGAATACCCGTCTTCAATGCCTTCTAAGATAGATTCGGTTGTACTGTCTTTAACAATCTGTAGTGTAATTTTATTATTGTAAGGTTTGTGAATAGTGATAACATCTCCATCTAATGTTAAATCGTCCATTAATGTTTTTGTAAAGAACTGTTTAACATTTTCTGTTTGCATCTTATGCATAAACCCTTTATAATCATTAGGAGTATCTGGGATACGTTTTAATGAATCGCCTGATACTTCGTGTACTTGATTATCTTTATAATATTTAAATTTAAAATTATCAATACCTGTTAGTCGTTGAACACCATAGGTTAAGTCCTTAATCTGTTCTGCTAGCTTTGGAGTACGACTAATTTCTACAAAGACTGAATACTCGCCACTATTGTCTTCACCAGAACTAACATCCGCGTCTAAAACAAATGAATATCCTTTTTCAATGAACTCCATTAAGTCTTTTGCTGGACTTCTATCTTTTACTTTGAAACTAACAACACAGACGTCCTGATCTTCTCCCATTTTTGATTTGAAGCTGTCTACTTCAAATGTGGGATGGATCATTTCTTGTAAATCTAAAGGACGAAGACCTTCATTAAGCTGCTGGTTGTTCTGCTGCTGGTTGTTCTGCATTTGCCATTTCCTGTGCTTGTTGTTCTGCTGGATCGATATGAGCATTAACGCCAGATGCGCTAACAATGTCTTCAATCTTATTCTTATCTAATTCTGTATAACCTCTATTAATATCAGACATTAATTTCTTAGGCATTTTAATTTTAATCATCCATACTGGATGACGATCTAGTTTACCTTTTCTTGTTCCTGGTCTAATATCATCGGGGTCTTTAATTTTTCTAACAGAAGATATTTCTGTTTCTGCAACCTGAACCTTGCAACCGTATTCTAACAAACGTTTTGCACCTTCGGGTTCCGGCATTTCATCTTTAGGCCACATAAAGGTACATTCTACAAAATAGCGACTTTCGTGAGGTCCGGATACTAATTCACCGTCGAGCCAGTTGTCAAAAACATATACATCTAGTTCGTCAATTACTCTCTCAAAATCTTTGAGTAGATTTAAACTATTGTTAGAACCGTAGATCTGTTCTATATTATTAATAATATCTTTAATATCGGCCATGATTTCTCCTACTTGTATTTATCGAGATAATTTAATCATTACATATAACTTTTTCACGAAAATGTTAAATAAAAATGTGTTCGGTCACGGACACTACGGTTTTTAGGGTCCGTGCCTAGCACTTAGAGGAGGGCTAACCTTAATATGAAGAGAAATAGAGCGCAAAAGCAGCAGCGTAACCAAGCAGATCAGTACGATCCACGCTTTGACAGTAATGTAATCAACATTGATCGCAGATTGAACGAAAAGCGCAAGCGAGTTCAAATTTATCCAAAAAATCTAAGTCAAGAGACTTATCTACTTAAACTAAACGATTCCCAGAAAAAGATTGTATTTGCTATCGGCCCAGCCGGTACAGGTAAAACTATGCTGGCCGTGCAGTGGGCAGTAGATCAGTTAAAATTTGGGCAAGCGGAAAAGATCATTATTACAAGACCTGCTGTATCAGTAGACGAGGAACATGGATTCCTCCCAGGAGACTTAAATGAAAAAATGGCCCCCTGGACCAAGCCTATTTTTGATGTTTTTGCTGAAAACTTCAATGCTAAAGAAATTCAACATATGATCGAAGAGGGGGTGATAGAAACCAGTCCTTTAGCATATATGAGAGGCAGAACATTCAAAAACGCAGTGGTAATTGCAGATGAAATGCAGAATGCAACACCTAGCCAGATGAAAATGTTGCTGACGAGATTAGGAACTGAGTCTAAAATGGTTGTAACTGGGGACTTGCAACAAGCAGACCGTCCTAGCAACAATGGTCTTTTAGAGTTTTTACAACTCTATAATAATTTTAAAGACCATCGATACGTAGACCTAGTACAATTTGACGTACAGGATGTAGAACGCCACGAGGCGGTAAAGGAGATTTTATCTATATACGGTGACTGTTAATCCTTAGGGAGATAGGGGGTCAACCGATCCCCTAGCATCCTCTTGTAAAATTCGAGCATATCGTCATATCCAGCATCTGGATTGAGCCCGTTTTTTACGCACTTCTTTTCCTTAAAGTCTAAGATGACTTTAGCGGTTTGTATGTGCTTCATTCTCAAATTATTTTTAAACTCTGTTACTTCGTCCCATAGGCCTGTGGGCTTACGAACATAGGTAACAATCATATAACGTTCACTCATCTAATTTCTCCACAACAATTCCGCTTTTTTCAAGGAATTTAATTCCTGTATCATCTCGATAATTTTCTCCGTAGAACACTCGACTAATGCCGGACTGATAGATAAGTTTAGCACATTCTATACAGGGGCTGTGTGTAATAAAAATATCAGCACCAAGACCGCTGTTATGTGATTTTGCTAACTTAGCAATGGCATTTGATTCGGCGTGTAATACTTCTGGTTTAGTTTTTAGACCAAAATGAACGTTACAACCTGCTTCTTCATTCCATTCTTCGTAGGGATACTTGGCAAGAAATTCATCTGGATCAAGCCATCCTCCTGCTCCGGAGTCATAATCTCTATATTCGCAGTTGTTTTCCCAACCTGCGGGCATACCGTTGTAACCATAGCTGATTACTGTGTCGTCTTTGACAATAACGGCGCCGACGTGAAGGCGTTGTGCGTGACTTAATTTTGCAACACGTTTTGCCCAGTCTTTATAAAGATCTTTAAATTTTTGTTTCATAACAATTTAGCAAGTCTTACCAATGTAGCAGCAAGATTAATTTCCGGATCTGCACAGATTGTATGATCTACAAGACCTTGTTTAATTAATAGAATTGCTTTGTCTTGATTATCTTCTGCTCCAAAGATATCTAAGTTGTCATAAAGCCAACGATATACTTCTTCCATTTCTTCTGCGCGAATCTTACCACAGAGCATCTTACGTGCTTCTGTGATCTTGCCAGCCTTAAACAAGGTAACCATATCAAACTTCCAGTCTGCTTCGCCTTGATCGCCTTTGTTAGGAGCAGCTAGTTTGCCCTCATTAACATTTTGTTGTACTAGGTTAATACACTTACGAAGGTCTGGATAAGTTACCTTTACGTAATTATCCAAGGTGTCAAGATCAAAGTCCACACCTTCATCGACGAGGATAGTAGCCACACGAGCAGTAAACTCTGTAATATCAGTAC